CGCAGGACAATTCGCAAAGCTACCAGCATTTGCAGTAGCTATCTATGATACAATCATAGGTTGTGAGCAAGTAGAGGACTATGATACTATGCAAAAGGGATTGACTTGGTTTCAAAAGAACTTTGTCAATGAGTATTATACTCTATTAGATTAGATACAATCATAGGTTGTGGCGAGTGTTCTCGCCACTTCTCGCTAGTGACTTGGTACACTTTATTCATAGAGGTACCAAGTCCAATCCTAAAAAAGTCAATTAGGATAATGTTAAAACCTTTAACATCTAAAGGGGTCCCACTACTTTTGGCTTTATTCCAATCCGGAAAAAGTAAATCAATCACAGGTTGTATCGCGCACGTTTTAAAGGGGTCCCACTGCTTTCGACTTTATGCCTTGATTTAGACAGTTATTCAGGGTAAAAATCATTTTGACACCCATAAGAGTACTTATGCAAGATATTGATATAAAAAAATTATTAGAAGAAGATTTAGAGAACCTTCCCCCAGATACCAGAAAAAAGTACAAAAGATACTTGGTCCAATTGGACAGAAAACAGAAACATAAAAAAATTACTGAAGATTTTTTGACTTTTGTAAAACATATGTGGCCTGAATTTATAGAAGGGTACCATCATAAAATTATTGCAGAAAAATTTAATAAATTAAAAACTGGAGAGATCAAGAGACTCATTGTTAACATGCCCCCAAGGCATACAAAATCTGAGTTTGCATCTTTTCTACTTCCTGCATGGATGATTGGAAGTACTCCAAAATTAAAAATTATTCAAGCAACTCACACAGCTGAACTTGCTATTAGGTTTGGTCGTAAGGCTAAACACTTAATGGATACTGAAGAGTATAAAGAAGTTTTTCCAACAAGACTTATGGAAGATAGTAAAGCCGCTGGTCGCTGGGAAACAGAACAAGGTGGCGAGTACTTCGCTGTTGGTGTTGAAGGTGCTGTAACCGGAAGGGGTGCTGACCTATTAATTATTGACGACCCCCACTCTGAGCAAGATGCTATGTCCAAGAAAGCATTAGACCGAGCTTATGAATGGTACACAGCAGGACCTAGACAAAGACTTCAACCAGGCGGAAGAATCGTCCTGGTTATGACAAGATGGAATAAAGGAGACCTAACTGGACTCTTACAAAAAGCACAAA